CGGATGCGGTGAAAACCATCCTTCAGCGTTTTTCTGACGACGAAGAAGCGAAGCTGATCGCCGAAGGGAAAATTGACCAGGTTCTGGAAAAACGCACTGAGCGTTTTCGCGCTGACAGCGATAAGCAAATCAAAGCGGCCGTAGAGCGTGCGGAAAAAGCAGAAGGCTTTGCCAACAAGTTCCGCGACCGCGTTCTGGCTGATGCAATCCGTGAAGCGGGGCTGAAGGCCGGGGCGCTGCCTGCCGCGTCAGATGATTTGATCCTCCGTGCCCGAGGCACGTTTAAGGTCAACGACGAGGGCGAAGCTGTCGCCGTTGATTCTGATGGCAATGCCATCCTCGGCAAGGACGGTAAAACGCCGCTGAGCCCGATTGAATGGGCTGAGTCACTCAAAGATACCGCGCCGCACCTCTTTCCCGCTGCTGAAGGCACAGGGGGCGGTGGACATAAACAGGGTGGAGGTGGTGGAAACCTGAAACGTTCAGAAATGTCGTCTCAGGAAAAAACTGACTATATCCGCAAGCATGGCCAGCAGGCTTTTCTCAAACTCCCGAAATAAAGGATTTTCTCAATGACCACAACTGTAAACTCTGACCTGATTATTTATAACGACCTGGCGCAGACCGCTTTCCTTGAGCGTCGCCAGGATAACCTGCAGATATTTAACGATGCCTCAAACGGTGCCATCGTTCTGGACAACGAACTGATCGAGGGTGATTTCCGTAAACGAGCGTTCTACAAAGTTGGCGGCAGCATCGAAACCCGCAACGTTAACTCAACCGAAACGGTAGAAGGCAAAAAAATCGGTGCTGGAGAAGCAGTATCGGTAAAAGCGCCGTGGAAATATGGCCCGTACCACACCACTGAAGAAGCGTTTAAACGCCGCGGTCGCAGTGTTGACGAGTTCTCTGAAGTGGTTGGCGTTGACGTGGCAGACGCTGCGCTTGAAGGCTACGTGAAATATGGCCTGAAGGCGCTGATCGCTGCAATCGGTGGTAATGCAGACATGGTGGTTACCGCCGATATTGAAACTGACGGTAAGCGTACCCTTACCCGTGGGCTGCGTAAGTACGGCGACAAATTTAACCGCGTCGCGCTGTTCGTCATGCACTCCGCTACCTATTTCGACATCGTGGATGAGGCTATCGCCAACAAAATCCACGAAGAAGCGGGTGTGGTTGTGTACGGAGGTCAGCCTGGCACGCTGGGTAAGCCGGTTCTTGTCACTGACTCAATGGATGTCGATGCCATTCTGGGACTGGTTCAGGGCGCGGTGTATGTCACCGAGTCACAGGTTCCAGGCTTCCGTTCCTACGACATCAACGATCAGGAAAACCTGGCAGTCGGCTTTCGTGCTGAAGGGACGGTGAATGTTGAACTGCTGGGCTACAGCTGGGATGAGTCGAAAGGCGATAAAAACCCGAGCCTGGAAAAAATCGGCACAGAAGGGAACTGGAAAAAACACTTCACCTCCAATAAATCTACCGCTGGCGTGCTGATTAAGCTCACTGGCACCGAACCTGAAAACAAGCCCGTAAAGTAAGCCTGTCAGCGGATAAAACTTCCGTCACCGCTGACGGTACAGACTCCGTAACCTTCTCCGTTAAAGTCACCAAAGATGATGCGCCTGTTTCCGGTGCTGATGTGTCGTGGGCGACAACTGGCGGGGTGCTGAGTACGGATTCCACTTCGACGGGTTCGGCTGGTGGTTCAACGGTAAAACTGACCTCTGTAGAGGCCGGAGAATTTACCGTGACTGCCACGGTTGATGGCGTGAGCGAAACGTCAGAAAAAATCACCTTTGCAGAAGAGGGTGAGTAACCAACATGGGGGCGCTGCCCCCTTTATTTTTGGTGAGACATGATTAATACAGATATCACCTCTCCGGACTTTAACAGCTACGCCAGCGAAGCCGACTTGCAGAAATATGCGACCGCGCGTGATCTGACGTTGCCTGAAAATCTCCCCGCGATCCTCCTTAAGGCTTTGGATTATCTGGAAGGCCTGAGCTGGTACGGCATCCGCGCCAGCCCGTCACAGCCGCTGTGCTGGCCCCGTCTTGATATCGAATTTGATGGTCATCCTTTCCCGTCAGATCAGATCCCCCGTCAGGTTATTACCGCCCAGTGCATGCTGGCGGTTGAAGCGGTTGACGGTGATTTACTCGGTTCAACCCGTGAGGCTGCGGTGAAAACTGAGCGCGTGGAAGGGGCCGTGACGATGACTTACGCCGTGGCTGATGGTGAGGCCTTCGTTCCGTCTTATCCAGCCGTTGACGCGCTACTGGCGGCGTTTATGGGCGGGCGCGGGTTTGCCATTAACACATTCTCGGAGCGTGGATAATGCCGATTAATTATCAGCGTATGCAGCAGCGCTCAGACAGGCTGCTGCGTCAGAACGGCGCGGAATATTCGGTTACGCGCAAAGGCACGGTTTCTGTCGTTGGTGGCGTTGAGTATCAGGCTGATGATCTGGCCTTCACTGCCTGGGGCGTAAAAACTGAGTACGACCCTGACGAAATTGACGGAAACAACATCCAGCGGGGTGATGTGAAAATCGTATTTACGTCAGAACAGGTTATTGAAATTGGCGACCTGGTGAACGTGGACGGCAAACAGCACCGTGTGCTCAAGCCTAACCCGGTTAAACCTGCCTCGGTGGTGATTTGCTACAAGGCGCAACTGAGGGCATAGCATGGCTGGAAATGATGATTTCATGGCTTCCATCGATGCTTTCGTGACAAAAGCGAAGGCCAATCAGGAGCAGGTGGTAAGGGCTGGCTGTATACGCATCCTTGCGCGCCTCGTCGAAATGTCCCCGGTTGGTAACCCTGAATTGTGGGAAGTTAACCAGACGGCGGTGCAGTACAACAACGCCGTTACCGAGTACAACGATCAGCTGCGTAATGACCCTGACAACCTGACCCGAAATGGTCGCCTGAAGCGAGGCCGTAAGATTCATGACAGCATGGCGATTAGCTCCCCTGCGGGTTATACGGGCGGGCGATTTCGTGGTAACTGGCAGGTTTCTTTCGATGCTCGGACAACGGAAGAGACAGGACGCATCGATAAAAGCGGTGGTGAAACACTGCGGGCCGGAAATCTTGTTCTCTCACAGTTTCGCGTGGGTATGAAGGAGGTCTTTTTCTGTAATAACGTTCCCTACGCCTATCCGCTTGAAATGGGGCATTCCTCTCAGGCTCCTGGCGGGATGGTGCGTATTACAGCCGCAGAGGCGGCGCGATTTTTTGATGAAGCGGCTAAGGAGATCAGTTAATTATGCGTATCACTGTTCTGGATGACGATCCCGATAAACGTATTAGTCCAAGCGCAGAGCGCTACGAGGTAAAGCTCGACGGGAAAATCATCAAATACTGTCTGACGGCTGATGATGAAAAAGGCCTGGTCATTTGTGCGGTTGCCGATGAAAGAGGCCTCATGAGGGCGAGAAATGGCGAGGTGGAGAAAACCACGCTTTACGGCAGGGTGGAAATAAGGCGGCTCCCGTGAATATTCAGCCTGACATTGCTGCGTTGCTTGATAAGCACCTGGGAAAATGGGCTGATGAACAGGATATTCCGGTTTCATGGGATAACGTGAAATTCACCCCACCCGAAACGGGCGTTTATCTTCAGCCGGAACGTGTCTGGTTTTTCCTGGCGTTTATCAGGTGAATGTGATCGCCAGAGCGGCATCAGGAAGAACGCTGGCCGCGCAGACGGCAAAAAATATCACCGCGCTTTTTCCTCAAAATCTTGAGCTATCCGGGGAAGGTTTCACCTGCTGGGTGTTATCTCTTCCCGCCATTCACCCTGGCATTAACAACGGCGTGAACTGGACTGTTCCGGTCAGCCTGACATACCGCGCAGAAACCATCGCCTGACTTCTGCAGCACACCATTCCTTTTTTTCAATGGAGATATCTCTATGGGCTTTGCATTGCCTAACGGCTCGCACGTCTATCTGGCGTCGGGCTATGAACCTGCGCTTCCATTTACAGGGGCGACTAATGCCGAACATACCGTTGTCACGGTTGAATCAGGGGGCGGCTTTGCTTCTGGCGACGTTGTTCACGTCAATTGTGATTGGACCGGAATTGACAACGTCGTCGCGCTGGTTGATGCCGTTGCAGGTTCGGCGGTAACCCTTCGCAACATCAACACCACCAACACCGGGAAATTTCCTGCTGGCGGCGGAAGCGGTACTCTGCGTAAGGTCACTGAATGGACCGAAATCCCTCAGATCACCGAGGTGGCTAACGCAGGCGGAGAGCAGAACACCACTCAGATCCAGTTTTTGTCTGATGACCGTCAGCGTAACCTGAACACCTACAAATCAGCCAGCTCGCAAACCTACACCATTGCGCATGATTCCTCGCTTCCGGTTTACCCGCTGCTGCGCCAGCTCGACGAAGACGAAGAAACGGTGGCGGCGTATATGTACGTGCCCAAAGCGAAAGAAAACCGCTACTGGGCGGCGACAGCTTCTTTCAACGATATCCCGCAGACAGCCGTAAACTCAGTTGAAACAGTAACCGCAGTTCTCAACCTTCAGTCTCCGGCTATGACGTTCTACAAAACCGATAACGTGACTACCCCTGCAGTACAGGTCACGGGGGTTACTCTCAACGAGACTAAGCTGGATCTGGATGCTGGCGAAACAGCTCAACTGGTCGCTGAAGTCACTCCGGCAGATGCCACAAATAAACAGGTCACCTGGTCCAGTTCGAATGAAGAAGTTGCCAAAGTTAGCGCCGATGGGCTCGTGACGGCGATGGCTGGCGTGGGCGGTACAACGATTATCACCTGCACAACGGTAGATGGAGGCAAAACTGCAACCTGTGAAGTTACCGAAACGGTAGCCTGATTACCGGCCCTCTACGGAGGGCTTTTTTATTTTTAGAAGGAAAAAACAATGGCAACTAAATTTGAGCTGCAACCGAAACCGACTTTTAAAGCCAACGTTGAGATCCCGCGTGCCGGGGAAGAGCCTGGCGTGCTGACTTTTACGTTCCGTCATAAGTCAGCGGATCAGATCAAAGAAATGGAAAAGAGAGAAGGCGCAACGGCCATTGATTTTATGTCGGAAATTATCGAGGGCTGGGCGCTGCCTGAACCATACAACCGCGAAAACCTGACGGTACTGCTCGATAATTATCTGGGGGCGGCTTCTGCGATCACCGAAAAATATTACTCCGAGCTGATGGGGCATCGGGAAAAAAACTAATCACGGTTGCCTCTGCATTCTATACGCCTGAAGTCGCTGCTGAGGACATGGCCACGTTCGGGCTGACTGATGACGATTATGACGATGTGATCGTTTACGTCCTGCCTGATGTGTGGCCCTCATTTCGTTTGTTTCAGTCGCTGTCTACGCAATGGCGCACCGGGTTTGGTGGCGCGACAGGTCTTGATTACAACGTGCTGCCCTGGCTGATGCGCGTTCACGGCATCGAGGATGAGGCAACCGCGCTTAACGACATACGTATCATGGAGCGTACCGCTCTGAAAACCATGCATAAAAAAGAGGTGGCCTGATGAGTGATATCGCCACAATCTCACTGCGTGTTAATACCAGCGGACTGGAAAAAGGCACGCAGGAGCTTGATAAATTCCGCCACGCGGCGAAAGGCGGGGCTGGCTCTGCTGACGAACTGAGCCAGAGCGTTGATGAAACGCATCGCAGGGTGGAAGAACTACGTAAGCGCCTGGCGAATAGTGAGGCTGCAACCAGGAAAAATGCCTCCGCTCAGGATGAACTGGCCTCGGCGTTTTATAAGCAAATCGACAGCATAAAAAATGCCGCAAAAGAAACGGATAATATCTCGGCGATACGCTCCCGCCTTCATGCGGCGCAGAAATCAGGGAATCTCATCCAGGAAGATTATCTGGCGTTGTTGTCAGCAATTACCGCCAAACAAATCGAAGGCCGACGCGCGGAAGAAAGCGCAGCAGCAGCGCGGGAGGTTTTTCTCAAAAAACTGAAAGACCAGGTGGCAACAACCCGCCTTTCCCGCGAAGAACTGCTGCGCTACAGGGCCGAACAGCTGGGGGCAGGTTCTGCAGCAGAGATTTATATTCAGAAGCTGAAAAAGGCCGAAGAGGGTACTGCACGCTTTAATACCAGAACCGCTGCAGCGGGTAAAAACCTGCGCACTCTAGCCACATCACTCGTCAGAAGCAACCTGGGCGGTGTGGCAGGTACAGGAACGTCTTTTCTTGGCAATATCGGGGCTTTGACACCGCAAGTTGCTCTTTTTGCGGGTGCAGTCGCAACGCTTGGAACCGCTTATTACAAAGGCCAGCAGGAAAGCAGCGAGTTTAATAAACAGCTCGCGCTGACGGGAAATTATGCTGGCCGTACAACCGGACAACTGAATAATCTGGCGAAAGCTATCTCAGGCAGTGGGATAACGCGTGGGGGGGCAGCGGCGGCGCTGGCGAAAGTTGTCGGCACAGGAAGTTTTGGGAGTAACCAGCTTGAGATGATTACCCGATCTGCCCTCAGGCTGGAGCAGGTAACGGGTCAGTCAGTGGATGCGACAGTCGGACATTTTGCGCGGCTGCAAAATGAACCTCTCAGCGCGGCTAAGGAGCTGGATCAGCAGCTCAACTTCCTGACCGCCAGCCAGCTTGAGCAGATTACCTCTCTTTCACAGGTTGGTGATACTACCGGCGCGGCTAAAATCGCTATGGATGCGTATGCCGACGCTATTCAAAACCGTACCACTGATATCACGAATAACCTGGGTTTTCTTGAATGGGGCTGGCTGGCCATCAAGCAAAAAGCCGCGGAAGCCTGGGATGCGATGCTGGGGATCGGTCGTACGGAAACTATCGAAGACCAGATTGAAAACCTTCAGAAACGCGCCAGCAGAAAAATCCCCACGCCGTCAGGGATGAACAACTATGGTGCCGGGAAGTCTCTTGATGAACTCAGGGAAGAAAAATATCTTGCCGATATTGCTGCGGCTCGTGAAAAGGCTGAGAGAAATGAAGAAGAGCGCAGGAAGCGCAGTTTCAACGACGATCAGAAGTGGAAATTACAGTACGAAAACAAGGAGGAACAGCACCAGCGGCGCCTGGCTGAAATTCGCAATTCTTATGCTTCTCAAGCAGCGAAGGATGAAGCAATTCGCCGTGAGAATGAAAGTTATGCCAGAAGCCAGCAAAAGGGGCAGAAGAAGGAAAAGCTCTACACCGATGATTCTGCAACAAAGATGCTTCAGGAATCATCGAAACGCCTGGCTGTACTGAAAGCGCAGGATGAAACAACCAACAGCCTGACGTCAGAAGAAAAGCGTCTGCTGGAATTCAACCAGCAAATTGCAGACCTGAAGCAAAAAAGGATTTTAACGGCAGACCAAAAAAGTCTTGTCGCCAGAAGTAGTGAGATCCGCGCAGCACTTGAGGCTGAAAGTGCAGAGGCTAAGCGGATTCAGAACATCAAGGAGATCGCGAAGGGCCATGAAACTTCCCTGAGATTCATTCAGCAACAAAGCGCTCTCATTTCAGCGATGGACAGCACCGCGGGAATGAGCAACCGACAAGCGCAGCGTCAAAAAGAGCGTGAGCAGCTCAAACTGATGAAAGCCTCTGAAGAGGATAAATCAGCAGCAAGCAACAAGCTTGAAGAACGCTATGCGAAGGAGGATGAACTGCGCGGCGACTGGCTTGCAGGGGCTAAAAAGGGCTGGGCTGAGTATGAGGATTCAGCCACCAACGTTTACGATAATGTTGCGAGTGTTAGCCAGGGGGCATTCGCCAGCATGTCAAATAGCCTCGCTGATTTCTTCACTACCGGAAAGGCAAATTTCAAAGACTATCTGACCACCTTCCTGAAAGGCATTACCCAGATGTTGACTCAAATTGCTCTGGTTAATTCTGCTAAAAGCGCCGCAGGTATATTCGGCTTCGCTGGCGGCGGTGCCGTTCCTCAGTTTGACTCAGGAGGTTATACCGGGGCTGGTGGAAAGTTTGAACCTAAAGGGATTGTTCACGGCGGTGAGTTCGTATTTACCAAAGAGGCAACCAGC